CTTCGCTTCAGTTCCTGCTACAACATCTAAAATGAAATTGTCTGAGATTACAAAGATCAATCTCCATGAAGGCAATGATTTCTTTGAGTCTAATCGGGCTTCCCCAACTTTTTCTTTAGAAGATCCTAGAGTTGATGACGAGATACGCCGAGCCGGAGTGAAGCCAATTTCACTTGCTTTGAATAAATATGCGGAGGCTCCACACACATTTCCTACTCATGCTTTGGATTTAGCCTACGTAACTATCTTGACAGCTTTATCATTAATAGTACCAAGAAATGTGACTAAACGCTTGCTAACCTTTAGTGAAACCTTGAATGGAATCCCTGGATTTATGATCCCTATTGATGTAAGAACTAGTATGGGATTCCCTTATGTGAAATTATCACGAGGAACTAAAGGGAAATCGGCCTTGATTAAAGATATAAATGACGCTTACAATACAGGAAATGAACCTTTTTACGAGATTAATGATGACCCAGATGGCCCAACTTTTCAGGGGGAGTTATTATCTACATATTTCTATAACCGATATGAAGAGACTGAAAAGATCATTCGTTCAGGCGCTATACCATCATACTTTGCCTACGAAAATATGAAGGATGAATTAGTAAGTTCGAAGAAGATTAAAAATGCAAAAGTTCGAACTTTTGAATGCCTTCCACTGGAAATTTCCTTACTTACACGAAGATATTTTGGGGTTTTTATGGGAGCTATGCAACAAAATTGTGTGACAGCCCCTATATCCGTTGGGATAAACCCTACTTCGCTTGATTGGACTTTACTTTTTCAACGATTGACTAGATTCGGAGAGGAATCTCTAATTGCAGGAGACTACACTAATTGGGATGGTAAACTCATGGCAGATGTTTTTTTGAAAGCTGTCGATGCCGTTAACGTCTGGTATGATGACGGAGAAGAAAATAAAAATGCTCGAATAGCTTTAGTTTTGTCTTTTATCCATACAGATGTTTTAGTGCTTAACACTCTTGTTCGGAAAAGGAGTGGTATGCCTTCAGGTGCTCCAGTCACTGCACCATTAAACTCCCTATGCAACTGGTTCTACATTCTCACTGCCATCATTGATATGTTAGAACAGAAACAATTCGTCCAGGAAACTGGTCAACAAATAACCCCGACTTTTCTACTAGAAAATATAGAAGACGCGTACTATGGCGACGATCATGTCGTAGCTTTATCTTCTATTCTAAGGAAATTTATTAACTTTCAAGACTTCGTCACCTATTTTGGTAACATCGGAATTTTATATACCGACTCCCAGAAACGAGAAGAAGTCAACTTTCAGTTTGAGAACATTTATGAAATAACATACTTGAAACGACGCTTCTTGCGCGATAAAGAAATGCCCAAACTGATACGAGCTCCTCTAGCTTTAGGCTCTATAACAGATATGATTGTGTGGACTAAGAAGTCCCCTTCTACTAGTGATAGTGAAGTGTATCGATCTAGAGTCAAAGACTTTGAGGACTCTCTCGCTCAGCATGAGCAAGAAACTTATGACTTGTATATAAAGATTTATAACAGAGCTATCGATACTGTCCTCCAGAGCAAACCTCAGCTCGCTAAAAATTATCCAAAAATATATACCCCATATTCATTCCACACCCAGAACTTTCTAAAAGAAAGGGGAGCGTTGGAATAAACCTACACTTGTCAAGCTAGGAACAACTCCTGCCCTGCATACTCGCATTTAATAGATGTGTGTTTACTGCTGGATGGAGCCTCTCTGTGACTTGTCGTAGTTTCTTGATTCACCAAAAAAAAAAAAAAAAAAAAAAAAAAAAAAGAAGAACG